CTGAGAACTGCTAACGGTACTCAGAAAGAGCATATGGATCTTGCAGAAGGTTGTAAAAAGATCTTTATTGAACAATTTCCCACCTGTGCAGAAGCACTTGAGTGGATCTAAATAAAACACCTTGGAATTAATACTATGCCATCATATCCTGTAAAGAACAGCAAAACTGGGGAAGAAAAAGAATTGAATATGAACATTGCAAACTATGAGCAATGGCGCAAGGACAATCCTGATTGGGATAAAGATTGGAGCAAAGGATGTGCTTCTTCCCAGGAAGTAGGTGATTGGCAAAATAAACTAATCTCTAGGAATCCTGGATGGAATGATGTCCTCACAAAAGCATCGAAAGCACCTGGTTCAAGAGTAAAGAAGATTTAGTATGGCTAGAAGAAAGAGAGCATCTGCAGAACAACCCATTGGAGTTGGTCTTACAACCAAGCAGATGAAGCGGAAAAAACCGCTCAGTCAGGAATATTTGGTTGATATTGAACCTCTTACTGAGAATCAAAAACGTTTATTTGATTCTTATCAAGAAGGAAAACACATTGTTGCTTATGGTGCAGCTGGCACAGGAAAGACGTTTATAACGCTCTTCAATGCACTTAAAGATGTGTTGAATGAAAATACCCCTTACGAGCGTATCTACCTTGTACGTTCTCTTGTAGCAACTAGAGAGATTGGTTTTCTGCCAGGAGACCATGATGACAAAGCAGACATCTACCAGATTCCATATAAGAATATGGTTAAGTATATGTTCCAAATGCCTAGTGATGCAGACTTTGAAATGTTGTATGGAAACCTGAAGTCTCAGGAATCTATTAAGTTTTGGTCTACTTCATTCTTACGTGGAACTACACTTGATAATGCTATTATAATTGTTGATGAATTCCAAAACCTTAACTTTCACGAACTAGATTCTATTATCACTCGTGTTGGTGAAAATACTAGAATTTGTTTCTGTGGTGATGCACGTCAATCTGATCTAACAAAATCAAACGAAAAGAATGGTATTGTAGATTTTCTGGGCATCTTGCGTAAAATGGAATCTTTTGATATAATTGAGTTTGGTGTAGATGACATTGTCCGATCTGGACTTGTTAAAGAATACATTGTTGCAAAAATGGAATCTGGTTTTTGATGTTTAATTATGTTGATGTAGATCTACCTAAACTTGATAGAGAAACTATTGATGGTGTTAGATTCTATAAAGTTCCCGATGAGGAAGAACTCCTTCGATTAGTCTCTATCACTTCGGTGACTAGTCATTATAATAAGGACATCTTTGTAAAGTGGAGAAAGCGAGTTGGTAATGAAGAAGCGGATCGTATCACTAAACGTGCTACAGGACGTGGAACTGATATGCACACGCTTGTAGAGTATTTTCTAAAAAATGAAAAACTTCCCACAGTACGTCCTATCTCTAATTTTCTTTTTAAGATTTCTAAATCAAAATTGAATCTTATAAATAATATTTACGCTCTCGAAGGGTCCCTGTATAGCAAACAACTTGGAATTGCAGGGACAGTAGACTGTATCGCTGAATACGACGGCGAGTTAGCAATAATAGATTTCAAAACATCAGCAAAACCGAAACCACGAGAGTGGATCGATCATTATTTTGTGCAATGTATGGCATATGCTTGTATGTTGTATGAATTGACTGGTATTTCAGTCAAAAAACTTGTAATCATTATGGCTTGTGAAAACGGAGAGTGTGTAGTCTATGAAGAACGAAACAAATCAAAGTACATTAAACTCCTTACCGAGTACATTAGAAAGTTTGTTGGAGATAAACTTGAACTCTATGGAACCTAACAAAGAATTAGAAAAGGCAATCGAGAGTAAATTCTTGACACCTTCAAAATTTGCAATCGAAATAGAATCGATTGTAGCATCAGAAAATCTCAATTATATTGACGCAATAGTTCACTATTGTGAAATTAATGAACTTGAGGTAGACTCTATAACAAAGCTTGTTTCAAAACCATTGAAAGAGCGTTTAAAGTGGGATGCAATTCGTCTCAACTTTATGAAGAAAACATCGAGAGCAAAATTGCCCTTATGATCGTGACACCCTTTGAAACTTACCAACATTATTTGTCACTAAAAAATCATTTTACAAATCCAAAATACGATTTCTTCAAATACGGAGCAAAGACCCGTGCTAGTGTATCCTCTTTTAATAAGAGAAAAGATAAGTACTGGTTTGAGAAAACTTCACGAAAGTATTCTGATGATGAAATTGTAAATTTTTTAGTATCTAATTTTTCAAACGCCGATAACCCACAAAATCTATGGATTGGAGAAATTATCAATTCTGGCGAAAGAGTATACGCAGAGTGGATGAAAAAAAATCAGAGTTTGACATACTTGTTCAAAGAACAAAGCAACGAATTGTTCTTGGAGAACAACTTAGAAACTCTCTTCGACTGCTCCAAGGGTCATCCAAAGATTTTGAAAGAGTTTCTAAGCGGGAGATTGTCCTTAGAAAATTTCGTAATATACAACAAAATATTTCATTTCTCAAAAAATTTCGATAAGAAACTACCTGATCCTGTCTGGGAAACTGTTAGTTTAAAAGTAAAGAAGTATGATCCCTTCATAAATATTAACGTATTCAAATACAAAACAATTCTAAGAAATCTAGTCAATGAGTGATTTTTTTGACTCCGAAATTATTCAGGAGGAACTAAACGAAATTAATAGACTTCAAGAGAAAATCTATGGTTCTCTCTTTGATTTTGGTATGATGTCTAGAGAGAATCGTCTTGAGCATGTCGAAATCCTAACAGACTTGCTAGAAAAGCAAAAAGTGATGTATACTAGGTTATCCCTTTCAAAAGACCCTAAAGCGGTTGAGATGAAAGAGAATCTTCGCAAATCGGTTGCTATGATGGGTTTTCCACCAGAAACCGATATGACGATGTTGTTTAATAGTATGAAAGCGACCATCGACGCTTTGAAGCAATACATTGACTCTTGATGGAATCCTTGTTATACTATACAAGCAAATCCCCCAAATCCAAATTAATCCGAGGTATCTAAATGTCTTTCGCAGACCTTAAAAAGCAATCTAAGCTTGGCTCCCTAACTCAAAAACTTGTTAAGGAAGTTGAGAAAATGAATAATAATGGCGGTTCATCAGGTGATGATCGTCTATGGAAACTAGAATGTGATAAGAGCGGCAATGGTTATGCCGTCATTCGTTTCCTTCCTGCTCCCAACGGTGAAGATCTTCCGTTCGTTAAACTGTACTCTCACGCCTTCCAAGGTCCTGGTGGTTGGTACATTGAAAATTCTCTCACCACTTTGGGGCAAAAAGATCCCGTTTCTGAATATAATTCTTTGTTGTGGAACAACGGCACTGATGCTGGTAAAGATGCTGCACGTAAGCAAAAGCGTAAACTGACCTACGTTGCTAACATCTATGTTGTAAAAGATCCTGCCAATCCTTCCAATGAAGGTAGAGCAATGCTTTATAAGTTCGGCAAGAAGATCTTTGACAAACTCACTGCTGCTATGCAACCTGAGTTTGAAGATGAGGAAGCAATCGATCCGTTCGACTTCTGGCAAGGTGCTAACTTCAAACTGAAGGCAAAGAACGTTGCTGGTTACCGCAACTATGATTCATCCGAATTTGCTGCACAGAGTGCATTGTTGGATGACGATGATGCTATGGAAGCAATCTGGAAAAAGCAATATTCCTTGCAAGAGTTTGTTGGTGCTGACCAGTTCAAAGGTTATGATGTTCTGAAGAAGCGTCTTGATTCCGTTCTTGGCAACAAGAACACTCCTCGTTACCAAGAAGAAGATCTTGAAAATGAGAGTGAAGGACGCGGTGTTGCTCCTGCAGTAACTTCTACTCCTGGTGACTTCAATGCAGAAGACATCACTCAAACTAAATCTTCTACTGAAGACACTGATGATGATGCACTTGCATACTTTGCACGACTTGCTGAGGAGTGAAGTATAACCAAATCTGCCTCACCCTTTTGGTTGTGGCAGCATACTTTAATCTGTTGTTTAAGTGAAATCTGATTACCACATTGATCGTGTAACCAAATCCGATGCCGCAGATTTACTTCTGCGGTTTCATTATTTGAAGGATATATCCAAAACCTTTAAGTCTGGATATAATTATGGTCTATATAAAAATAATGAATTTTGTCCTCTAAATATCGGAGGCATCCAGGGAGTCTGTATTTTTACAGGTCTCCCTGTTCC